TCTCTTAACGCTGTGTTACCTACATCTGACAAGTTGTGATTCATAGTAGTTCCAGCATTAGTCAATTGTTTCTTAAGTTGAAATGCTTGGTATGGGTGAATCACTGCAACATATGGTCCAGGAGCCTTGTTGTTTCTTAAGATAGCCGCCGCTTTGAAGAAATCTTCTACAAGTATCTCTCTGTCTCCGTTACCAACAGCATTTGAGAAGCCGCTGAATAAAGCCGCTAAGTCTGTGTCGACTTTAACTGCCATAGCGTCACCAATTTGTCTACCAATAGCCGCCGCAACATCTTCTGATGCAGATTCTTTTGATAGGTCAGTTAGTGTTACCAATACACCTACTTCTGCCGCTGTAATAGTTTTAGAAGTAGTGTCAAATGATGTTGGTGTTGAAATGTCTGTGCCTTCAGTTAATCCACTTGCACTTAGTGCTGGGTAGATTGGAACTTGTGCAACAAGACCTGGTGTTCCTGTCATGTCGTAATTACGAACAACCGGACGAATGATTGTGTTTTCTGACAAAGTGTATAATGCACTTTGAACAATATTTGCATATAGTTCTTGTGTCAGTGTTGAAGTTGTAACTGCCATTTTTATCTCCTTTTTGGTTTAAGCAATTATATACGGATCCCTTTTGCTCGCATAAGTTCTGCATAACGAGCACGATGTTGAGGATTTTCCATATTTAATTTAGTAACATCGTTATCTACCACAGGAGTTTGTTTTCCAACACCTTGACCAGTTCCAGAACCACTTGGTCCTGCTGATACAAAATGAGGATTTGCTGTAAGGAATTCATTTACCAAAGTAGATACTTTTAATGGATTACCATTATCATCATATCTAACCTGTCCATTTGCATCAACGACATCAACCGTGCCTGCTTCATTAAGTCTTACTTGGCCTTTAAGCAATTGAACCACCTGTTGTGGATTAACCGCTTTGTTGGCACTTGCTTCATTTAACAATGCACCGTCTACCTTGATAGAAGTAAGTTCGCTTTCATATTGTTGAATTTTGCCATTGAATTTCTCCGCCTGCTCTTTCAACAATTTTTCAAACTCTCCACGCTTTTCAAGTTCTTGAAGGCGTGCTTTTTCTTGCTTCTCTACAAGTTCGTTATAAAGATCCAAGTCAACGCCTGAATATTTCTTTTCAAACTTTGCCTTTTCTCTTGCTACCCTATCCGCTACAATTCGATTTACATCTTCTTGTGATAATAGGTTATCTTGTTCCTTAGCAGTTTCCTGCGTATTTGCTACCTGCTCTTTACCTTCTGGTTGAGTTGCAGTCGTCTCAGTTTCGTTTACCGCTGTGTTTTCCGCGTTCATAATTACCTCTTTCTAATTGGTTGAGTTCTACCCCTACGCTCAATTCGTAGTATGTTAATATTTAGTCATATTATGACTAAAATCGTTATTTATCGGCCTTTACGACCGCCATTATTTGTCTTTCCTTACTAATGTATGGTCCCAATCTCTAAAACAGGTTGTTTTAGTTTCATAACCTATATCATATAACATTTCTAACGCCGTTTTTTGATCAGGAAAATAAACTTCTAATAAAATTACAGGATTATACTTTTCAATTGTATTTTCTAATCCTTTTATTATATCGTGTTCCCCACCATCTGTATCTATTTTAATAAAATCAATATCTGTTAATAATAAATCATCTATTCTATTTTTTTCATTATCTACTGCACATCTATAGTGTGTTGTTTTAGATTCAATTGTATTATAAAAAAAATAATCTCTATTTCTGGGTTCAAAACAATAGGTATGATCATAATAATGATTTAGATATCGAGTAAACTCACCATCTCTTGCACCTATATCTATTGCATTTCTTTTTGCCTGTTTATGCCAAGGCAAACTTTCAAAAAAACTTCTTTTGCAATGATGCTTAGGATGTTCCTTTATACCATCTGGACTATAAAAATAATCTTTATCATACCATTCTGGATTATAATGATATTCAACGTCAATAGTAGGTTTTGTCACAAACATTATTTGCGTCGTCTTCCGCCGCGTGTTCCTGGTTTTTTCTTTTTGCCGCCTCGTGTGCGTCTTCCACCTCTTGATGCCATAATAGACCTCCCTGTAGTTTCTAATTTAAAAGAGCGTCTTTTTGAACGCTCTCCAATAATTGCACCTATACTTACACTAGTAGTTACCATTATTTTTTCTTTCCATAACCACGTGCATAAATCGCTCTACCTTGGCGTTCTGCTTGTTTGCGTGTTTTATAAACTTTACCACTTGTTCCCCAGCGATATCCGCCTTTAACTCGTCTAACCGGCATCTTCTACACCTTCCCAACTTGGATGTTCTTCCAAGGGTTTTTTATTTTTATAACCATCAAGAATTTCTTTTCGTCTTTGTTTTAATAATGGATATAGTTCTAATAGATTGTTACGCGAACGGATGCCTGATGTCTTATAACCTTTGGTTTCATACTTGTGTATGTTTTCATTATATTCTTTGAGTATCCTGCGTATTTCCTGCTCGGTAGGTGTTTCACTTATCCAATCTCTTTCCGGAATATATTTGCCCATTATTCACCTCTATTGAATAATTGTGCTAATTCTGGATGTAGTTCCTTGATTTGTTCATCTGTGTAACCTTGGTCAATCATTTCTCTTAGATGTTTAACCAAATCATCTGGTGTGGTTACACTTGGATGAACCATCTCCATAGGTGCACCCTCGCTCAATGGGGTATCATCCATATCATCGTCATCCATGTCTTCGTAATATTCTTCCGTGATTGTTTCGTAAATCATTTTATCAATTTTTGAATTAATTTTAACATCGCTGATGTTTGCTTCTTTTGCCATTTTAAGCATGGCAATATCATTTGCTTTATCTTGTATAGAGAATGAACGAGGATATTCAACATATCCATCCCATACCTTGCCTTGATACATGGCCCATAATCTCCAAATTTGTTCTTCAGCGTGTTCCATGTTTAGTGCAAACGAACTTAATTTAGAATTCAGTGTTTGAAATTCACTTGTAAGTGCAACGCCCGATAGTCTACGACTTTCAACACTTCTGATACCTGCAAGTGATGCACTTCTATCAATTGATTCAGTTTTCTTTTGTATCGATTGTAGAACCGCTTCAATTGACGCTCCATCTGGTTGAAGTAAAAATGGTTTTAGACCTGGATCCATGCCCTGTGGCATTTGAATGATTGAACCTGCACCTGCACTTGCTTCTGTATCCACACTTTTTACAAGAGTCGGATGATTTGTCAATCTTACAATTTGTTCAATCTCTGAACTCATTTCATAAATTTCTTTTTGTATGTCTGCAATATCGCCGACGGCAGATACTCCGACGCCACGAATGTTTGAGCGTTGTGCATACACGCAGACTGCAGGCACTTTGCCCAGTGTGTTAGGGACGGTTTCATATAGATTGCCTGTTTTTTCAGAACCATCAATAAGATATACATTGATCTCTTCAGGTGTATATTCCCTAATATACTGCTTGTCTTTGTGAACTTCTTCTTTTACTTTAAGATATGTAAGTTCATATAGACCATTTGCCTTTCTTTCATATTCCCAATCCAATACATTGTCAGGAGTGAATAATGAAACATAAGGACGAATGCCTTGGTTAAGTTCATCTGCTCTTGTAAACACTTGGGTTTGTGGTTTATCACAAATTACCCAAACATTGCCATACACCATTGCGTATGTTGAAACGTCTCTTAGGAAAGCAAGGAAACTTCTACCATCTAGGTCTGCATCTGCAAGGAAAGGTTTGAGACCTGAATCATTTTCTATGCTTCCATAATCACGTTTGATTTCTTTTCTAAATAAAAAACTATTGTATAAATCAACAATTGATTTTGTGTGATTATCTAAACCAATTGCTCTTAATCTTTTTTCGTAATCATCTCTGGATTCATAAAGATATGGCTCTAGGTAACGACCCATGAAGTAATCATAACCACCTTGATATGAATCACCTAAGAATTGCCATCTATTAATGTAATATTTGTATGCTTCATGCGATTCAACTATATAGTCAACCGCAAACTTGCTATCGCCTTTAATTACTCTGTCTCTAATCACGGGCATTATGCGTATCTCCTTGCGTTATTGTTATTACCAGTAAATGCCCAACGTTGTGGTGTTGTGCTTTCAAATTCTGTGCGTAACGGATACAAGAAATCAACCAAATATCCAACAGCATCAGCCATATGATCATGCACTCCGTCTTTATCTATGACGTTTGTTCCCGGTTTATATACCATTCGTTCTAAACTATTAATTATGTTTTTACATTTAGGATCAACAAATAATGATCTGTCACCTTTGCTGTTCTTTAATTTTGCGTTAACACTATTCACCCTATCTCTAACAGGTGTATGATTTCTTCTTACTTGCACACCAAATCCTGCATTTTGTAATATTGAAATATCAGTTCTACCACCAGCACTTGTTTTCAATGCTTTACCCGCTGGATCTGGATACATAACAATTCTACTATTTGGATAACGTCTTTTTAATTCATCACAGGTATCTTCTGTGCTTGATGTGTTCAATAATAATTCATCAATAAAATAAATTGTATTGCCTTCTATAATTGCAATAGCACTTGCAAGTGCACCAACGTTAAAATCCTGTCCTACGTGTATTTCTTTTACATCTGGATTAGGATAAGATTTTAATGTTTGTTGTCTATCAAAATTATAGTAAACAACACCTGAATAAGTGTTAAACGTTGCTAGGTATTCTTGCTCAAACGTTTTTTGGTCCATATCACGTTTGGCTTGTTCAATTTCTTCTTCAGGAACATTGCCACCATCCAATGTTGTGTATGTGTAAGCACCCCAATTGTCCGTTGCTTGTGCCATGCTAAACATTTCATGGCTGAAACTGCCAACACCTCTTGGTGTTCCTAAAAACATTGCTTTACCACCCTTGTCTGATAGTGTTGGACGTAATACTTCTGTCCATACCCTTGGATCGATGTCTTGGAATTCATCTAATACAATAAAGTCCAAACCAACGCCTCTAAGACTATCAGGATTATCAGCACCCTTAAGATGTATAACGGATCCATTTTTTAATCTCAACTTTAATTCTGCTTCATTGCTTTGATCAATCCAACGCAAGTCTTTTAATTTGTTTTTTAATTGATCCCAAACAATGCCTTTTGCCATTCTGTATGAAGGTGCAACATACCAAACCTGTTGATCAGGTTTTGATGCGTGTTTTGCCAATTCTCTCATAGCCACGTGTGTTTTGCCAAAACGTCTACCTGTCACCGCAACACGGAAACGGTTTTCGTCCTTAACAATAGTTTGTTGTGGTTGGCTCAGTGGCACTATTTGTCCTCCAATACAATTTCAAAGCCTGCCGCAATTGAAGTTGTTGCTCCTGCCTTGGCTCTAATTTCTATATCTGATTTTTCATCGATTACTGGTGGTAGTTGCCATACACGTTGGAATGGCACACCAAATGTAGATACAATACCTTGAACCCTTAACACATTTCCTGGCTTTCTTACCATTAGTTTTGCAATAACAGGTTGATTCTTTTCAACGCTGATGTTTGCCGCAACAAGATAACCTCTTTTACCTGCTGGTATTGTGTAAACTGCCATTAATGTTTGTTGCATTTCTGCGAATATCTTAGCATAGACAACACCATCCTGTTGAATGGTTACGTTGCCTGTAATGTTTGTTCCGTTGGCAACAAAGGCTCTAAACACCCTTAAAAATTCTGTTGTGGTTGCTGTGCCACCCGCACTATCATCACCCAATGTAACCGTTTCGGTTACTTGATTGTAATCTGCATCTAGGCCTTGTATGGTAATATCAATACCATTGTCAGTTGCACCAGCACTTGAAACAACATTCATGGTTGTTGCCGCACTTGGATAGGTATAAACATTATCACCATCCCAAATGGTTTTATAACTTGTGGTTGCTGTAGGCAAATAACCAAATTTGTCGATACCACTTAATTCAGGATAACGTCCATATGCAACACCAATACCATATGGTGTTACAAAGTTATTTTGAAAATCTGAAAATTCTGACATAGTTTAATCCTCCCAAGGCAGAGGAGTTTTGTTGTCACCATCTTCTGGTGTGTCCTTCTGTCCCAAATATTGTTTGCCTAAAAAGATCTGCATACGGGTATCACCATTAAGTGCTTTGTCCCATTGTGCTCGTCTTAAACTTTTCTTGCCTGCTTGTTTTCCTTTTTCAAGCAAGTCACCAAAACGTCTTTTAAGTGTTGTGGATGTTGTTCCTACAACCTCAGCAATTTCATCTGGTGTGCATTGTATACAAGCCAATTTATAGACCAAGTCTCTGTCTATGGTCTTGTATTTTTTAACAGGCTGTGTTTTATTTTGTTCATCCATTATATCTGTCTCTCCACTACCTTGATTCTAAAGTTTCTTGAATCCCTTAGTCCATTGGTTGTGATAATTTTATATTCTACGTTATAAATGTTGCCTGCTGTGCCGCCTGAAATATTTGCTGTTGCTATGTAATTTGTGTTTGTTGATGAATCAATTGTTAAAGGTGCCGCATCACCACTAATAGTTTCCGCTGTGATTGTAATACCTGAAATTGTATCGCCCGTTGGCATCCAATTGGTCCAATCCAGTGAATAATCTAGCACTGAATAAGGATCCTTCTCTATGTAATGCCCTACCCTGTCTTGTTGGAAACCTGTAAGTGTTGCCATTAACCTTCTCTCCTGTCTAAAGGATTTAATTGTTCAACCAGTGTAAGCGTTTGAGGTTTTAAAACTCTGCTTTCGCTTTTCACCGTGAATCCTCGTGTTTCTTGTTCAATATTATTTAACCTATTCTCTGGTTTTACCGTAAATTTTCGCTCCTCTGCTTCAATAATGAGCGTTCTTGACTCTGAATCTACACCGTAAACCCTAAATGGATCTATAATATATATCGTCAATGCACTTAATACACTATTAAATGCAGTCATTGATGCAGTTGATCTTAACAATATACCACCATTGGCAACAACCGTAAATTGAGATGCTAGTGTTGGTGATGGTCTATGATCCTGTCTTGCATTTGATGTCAACGAAGCACTTGCTGATAATGTAGCACCTTCACTTCTTACTCTGCTACCAACCGTTAGTTGTGTGTTGAATGCAGATAGATCAGTTGTGCCACGTTTTGTTTGAACACCGTCCGCTGTTAGTGTTCCGCTTGATGCTTGTAAAACTATACCACTTCTTAAAACATCACCATCCGCTGTTACCGTAAATTGTGCTGTTTGTGTTGAAACGCCCGATACTTGGAATATAGCACTTGAAGTTAAACTGAATTCACTTGATAGTGTAACCGTTGTATCTGTTGATGTTGTTCCTAATGTTAATACACTATTAAACGCTTCTAGATCCGCTACTGCTGTAGAATGTAATTTAGCCGCACTTGCTGTTAGTGTGCCTGAACTTGCTTCTAGTGATATGCCCTGTTTGGTTTGAACACCATCTGCTGTAAGTGTAGCAGTTGCGGTTAGTGTTGCTTCACCGCTTAAGAAAATATCTACGTCTTCAACAAATAGT